TTTCAGTTTGAACTTCTTTCTCTTTCACTCCCATATTCTTTCTCAGAGTTGCATATAACTTCTGAGTGTTTTCATCATCAAGGGCTTTGGGTACACCTTTTCTAAAGGTATCAAAATCACCCTTCACGGCAGCTGCACGAAGTTTCGATGCAGACATTCCTTCAACACCCTCAGATTCTGCATCTCTTTCTCCTGCAGAGATCACACGAATGCGATCAAAATCATACAGGTCTCCATTGTATTTGTTTGCAAGATTCTCAAACTCTTTAAGTCGATCAGCACCAACAACGATGTTTACAGTTTTGGCACCACGACCATAGGCACCTTTAAGAACATCAAAGATTGTTTTTGCACTTGGATCATTTACAATATGTTCCGCGTGTTTGGGGAACATTGATTGCATATAGGAGATCTTAGTGTTTGGATCTAATGGATTCTTCTTCGGATCATTTGATCGAGAAGGATAGATGATGTAGTCTCCTTTACCTGCAACTTGTTTTACACGATTCAGAAGTTTTTCGTGACCAACAGTAGGAGGATTGAAACGACCAAATGCAATCGTCAGATCTGCAGCCTCTCCTTCTTTCTTTCGAATCTCTTCTCTTTCAGCCTTTTCTTGTTCTGCAGCAGCTTGTTGTTGTTGAACTCCAATCTCAGCCCTTTCTTGTGGAGTTGGAGGGCGTTGTTTGCCGAAAAACTTTAATTTTCCGTTCACAGTTTTAGCGACAAGATTACCATCACGATCATACCAGTCGCCGTGGCCATCTCCTTTCAAGCCCATTTGTTTGGCTTGATTAGATGCTTGTGTCACAACTTCTGCAATAAATTGACTAAAACTCTTCATTACTTTTTAATATTACAGATCTTTTGTTCGTATATGTAGATATTTATTCTGTCACAATTTCAGATATATTCTTTGACGGTTCTTCCATCTCTCGGGTTGATTGTAATTCTGGCACCTTTGATACCGTGATCACTACGGTCACCTTTATAGACTGCAAGGAAAATTGGTTCGTATCCTCCTGTTATTGAACTACCATTTGCATTTTCGTGAGCAGATCCAATCAGTTTATACAATGATCCTTGTTTAACCAATGTTACTTTTCCTTGTAATGTTACATCCACATTATTGATACCTGGTTGAGAACCAAAGTTCGATCCATATACTGCTAGTTTTTGTAACTTCTCATCTTTAATTTTTCTCCCTAACGTTGATGCTGGTGGTAATCCATTTGAATATCTTCTTTTCAGATCATTGATAAACGCTTGAGTTTCTGGATGTGCAAAGATACCAGGTTCAACTCGTTGTGATGTTCCAGACCATTGTTGAAATCCTCTTGGATTGTTTCCATCTTTGTGTGAAATGTGCCCTACTGGATTTCCTCTCGTATCAACAAAACTAAAGTCAGACTTTGGTGTTCCTTTGGTTGAAGTTACTGATACAACTTCATAGATATTTTTTCCAACTTTGACACGAACAAAATCAGATCCATCCTTTTCTTTGATCTTATCTAATTGTTCATTCAAACTTCTTACTTCTGCATCTTCCGCAGCGGTTGTTCTCTGTGTTCTACCAGAGAACTCAGAGTCTTTATAAAGATCAGTAAGTCTTATTTGACCTCTTGTTGAGGTGGGTAAGACAATACTTGTACCTTGTTTATACAGTTCAAGACCTTTAAGATCTTTGACTGTTTTTGCAATTGATTTATCTAACTTTACTTTCTTTCCATTACCATTTGCAACGATAAAATCTTTACCAGTTTTTATCCTGTTGAGAAAGATATTAAAGTTATTTCTTTTGTTAAGTTCTGCAGGTGATAATCCAGCCATTGGATACAAAAAGACCCCTTCTAGTATTTAGAAGGGGGTTGTATCATCGATCGTCAGATGCTCGATTTTCAGAGAAGTAAACATCAAAAGCACCTTCAGGATAACGCTTGAGAAGTTTTTGAACATTACGAGCAACAACATCATCAAGTGTCGTATCCAGTGCCATACAAGCTTGGGCAACATACCACATAATATCACCCAGTTCAATGATCAAGTGTTCACGATTATCTTCGGTATAGGGTTTACCTTGGAACACCATCTTCTTCACGATCTCCATAAACTCACCACCTTCGGCATTGATACCAACGGCAGCGGTCAGAAGTCGTTCAATATTCGCACCTTTTTCATCCAGAGCAACTAGACGATCAGAGAGGGCAAGAAAGTCTTTCGATGCATCAGAAGTTACAGCATCTACAAACTCGGCATACTTATCAAAATTAACGTGTTTTGCGGTTTCCATCAAAACTTAAATCCCTCGAACTTTTTAGTAGTTTTTCTTTCTTCAGTATTATACTCTTCATCTTGACCATTGTCAAGAATGTCGTGTTGTGCTGATTGTTCACAATCATACAGTCTCATCTTTGCACGATCAATACCAACAACAAATCGTTTGTTGATCGTGGGATCGTTATAACGATTCTTCAATTGTTTCACCATAATCTGACCCAGTTGTTCCAACTCTTCTGTACTGATGAGAGCAAACATAAGATCGGCGGTAGCAGGAAGACCGAACGATTCTGAAGTGTCAGTGAGTTCAACGTCAGAAGAACCATATCCAGAACGAGTGGTCTGAGTGGCAGAAACAATCGGAACATTAAATTCAACGGCGAGACCCCTAAGTTCCTCAGCAATTGACTTGACAAATGTGTAGGAATTGATATTACTATTACCACGGTATCTGGACGATGCACAGATATTCAGATAATCGATAAAAATAATATCAGGTCTAAATGACTTCTTAAGAGCAAGTTCATTAAGAAGGGCTTTGAAGTGACCACTATGGGCAGAGGCAGTTGGGTATTCTTTAATGATCAACGATCCTTGTGTTTTCTTTGCAAGGTTGTTTACCTTGGTTTCAAACATTTGTTTGGGGAGATCGATGATTTCCTGAATGTTGACGTTAAGAAGGTTGGCGTCAATTCTTTCAGCAATTCGTTCCTCCGCCATTTCAAGAGTGATGTACAAAACGTTCCGGCCTTGCAATAGGACGGAAGAAGCCAAGTGGCACATAAAGAGACTCTTTCCGACACCCGTACCAGCCAGAGCGATATTGAGAGTCTTATTAGGTAAACCACCTTTTGTGATCTTGTTAAAGTAATCCAGGTCGAACTCGATTCGGTCTTCCTTCTTGTGATACGATTCATAACGTTGTTCGTAGTCTTCTAAGTAATCGTGACCAATGTGTTTGTTAAATGATACGGCTAAGGCCTTTGAGAGAATATCTGGAATAGCATCTCTTGTCTTCTTTGGATTCTCGTCGTTGGCGATTTGAATCGATTCCATCAGTGCAAGATAGATAGCACGATCACGACACCACTTCTCAGTGGTATCAACAATCCAGTTAAAATCACACTCAACATCTTCGAGAGAGTTAATAATCTTGTTGATATTTACAAGTTCTTCTTGTGTAACATCACTTCGATTTTCTACCTCAATCGATAAGATTTCTGGGCTAATTAAACTATCATAACTGACTGCATACTTTGCGATCTGTTCGTAGATAACTCGTTCCTCTCTATTATTAAAATAAGGAGGTTCAATGAAAGGAAGAACCTTTCTTAGGTAGTTTTCTTTGAACACCAAGTTGCGAAGGATAATATTCTCGATTCGATCCATTTTCGACAATTCTCAATTTAAAGTTTTCAATCACAAGAAGATACCTCTTCGCATCTTCAAAAGTTAAATCATTATGTTGGGATAATATTATCCATTTACCCTCTCTCTTATTATAACACTCTAGTCTATAACTATTCTCCGTACGAAAACTCTTTCCTAGCAATTTGATCAAGTTGTTCCATAACTTCATCAGTGAAGTATTCTTCTGGGTTTGCAAGAATTTGTTTTCCATAAATTTTCTTGCCGTCTATTTCATATCTTCCAGCTACATTTTTCCATAATCCACCAATCTCACCAAGTTCAAGTAGCCCATAATATCTATCAAGACCACGTTCGTCATAATAAAGACGAACTTCAACTTGTTGATTCTCCTTACTCAGACGCGACTTAGCAGTCTTAGCTTTGATAATATTGCCGACCACTTCTGTTCCATCTTTCTCTTTCTTTTTGCTGAGATAGATGATCGTAGATGCTGCGTATTTGAGTCCAGAACCTCCTCCCATTTCTTTAGTTGGTACGTAAGCTCCGATGACATCGTATGTATGATTTGTGACAATGAGCGGGACATTTGCTTGACCTAGTTTCAGAGTTAACATTCGGAATGCACCTTTGACCAGTTGTGATTTGGTCATATCACGAACTTGTTTGTCGTTCAGTGCATCAGTGATTTCTTTCTCAGTAGAAAGCATACCCAGTGAGTCTAACACAAACATACAGGGTTTGCGTTCTTCTACAGGTTTTTTTAAGTAAATGTCTACCGCCTTAAGGGCCTTGGTACGAAACTCTTCAACAGTAACAACATTGACGACAACGAATCGAGAGGTATCAATACCACGAGATTCAATCAATGACTTGTTAACGGCAGCTTCAGTATCAAAGTAGAGACAATAACCATCGGGGTGATTATCAAGAAAATTCTTAACCACAGCGAGAGAAAAGAAAGTCTTTCCAGTAGAAGACTCTCCAGCAATAGCAGTAATCTTATTCCCAGATACACCACCAAATATGCTACCTGAAACCAGTGCATTAAAAATGTATGAACCCGTGTCAACATAGGTTTCAGTATCATCAATGTCCGAAGCTAATTTAGTATAGTCGTCACCGATTTCTTTTACAATTTCTTTCAGAAAATCCATTAGGCTACCATCCCGTATTGTTCGCGTAAGATTTTTTTATAAGGCAAACCTTGTTCTTTAAGGTCTTTTACCAGTTTCAATTTTTGATACAGTGCTGCGTCTCCACCAAAAGCCATAGCACTCACAATTGTATTCAGTTCTTCATCGTTAATAGGCAAATCCATTAGGCAAAAAAGAGTTCAAGGTTTACAGTTTTTTCTACACTCCAACCAATGGAGTCTAGAATAGTTTTCAACGGTTCGAGAAATGACTTCTCAAACTGTAAGTCATAATCCACATATTTGTCAAGACCAAGTTCTTTGGGAAACTCCTGAATGAAAGAGATAACATTTTCTTGAAGTGGATTTGGTTTTTTCAAATAACAAAATTTGATTTTCTCTCCGTTATTAATCAAAGAGTATTTCTGAGTCAGGTTATTCTTCTTGATGTAATGATTAAAGAGAAGAGCACCACGAGCGTGAATTGGAGTTCCTTTTTCATAGATTGAATTCACACTTTTGTGTTTGTCAACATTACTGACTGTACGAGGAAAAGAAATGTCTTCTGGAGGAAGTGACTTGAATTCTTTCCGACTTTTATCAATAAAGTTGATTACATCATCTTCAGTTCCACTCATCATCAACTTGAGACAATCCTTAATCATTTTACGACAAGGGCTAGGAGTTGATGATTTAACGGCTTCGATACCCATAATCTTGAGTTTGGGTTCTGCATATCGAACACCCTCACTATCCCATACATTAAGAATGTATCGTTTCTTTGCAGTCCAGATACCACGGTCAGCAATGTTCTCCCGTTTCATAGACATCTTCTGGTCGTATGCATTCACATACTCAGCAAGTTCTTTGTAGTTCTTTTCAATGTAGGGTTCAATCTGATCCTCACAAGCTTTGTTGAGAAAGTCAACAACTTTACTTCTGTCGGTAACTCCATTCGGAAAGACACGATCAACAAGTGGGCCAAGATTGAGATAGATACTATCCGTATCAGATGCAATTACATAATCCACATCTTCTGTTTTGAGAATCTTATTGAGATACTCATTCATTCGATTCTCAATCCATCGAATACTAACTTGACCCGATAGAGTAATCGCTTCTGCATTTGCAAGTTTGTAGTATCGGAAGTATTGATTACCAATGGCACCATAAGCAGAGTTCAAAGAAATCTTTTTCGCCATCTGAATATTGTTGCATCGTGCGATCTCTTTCTTCAATGCAACAGATGGTGTCTTCTCATTCTGTTTCTTGGCTTCAATCATCTTCTTTTTGAAGATGACACGTTCATCATAATACTTCTGCATCAACTCAGGAAGAAATCCTTGAGATGTTTTTGAATACATCGCACCATTCGCACAGACTGCATAGTCTTTGTAAAGTTCAAAGTTGATACTTTGATTCAGAATCTTTTCAACATTTGCAGTTGGATGTCTTTCTTCCAAGATGGTCTCTGGGGAGATGTTGTACTGCATAATAAGATGGGGATACAAGCTATTAAGATCAAAACTGACCACCCAATCATAACGCCCAGGAATCGGTTCCTTAACATAGGCTCCTGCATATTTGGAATCCTTGTCAGATTTTTCTCTGGGAGGAATCACAATGTTCTTCCTCTTTAGATAGTTATAAATGATCGTATCCCACATACGAACTTGTGAAAATATATCTTGATAATTCACCTTAGCGTCATAAGCCATAGTCAATGCAAGTTCAATCAACTTGAGTTTATCCTCAAGACGATCCACCAGTTCTACGTCGATGATGTTGTACTCTACAAACTTCTGCCACCCATTAGTGTAAAAATCCTTGAAAGTATCAAACTCAGAGTGATCAAGTTTCTTCTGACCAAGTTCTTGTTGAGCAATGTAATCCAATCGAAAACTTTCCTGATTGGGCGTTCCAGGAGACCAACGATACAGACGCATATAATCCAGGATTGAAAGACCTCCAATATCAACCGTGTGATTTTTACGACCCTGAACAAACACTTCTGTTTGTGTAACAAGATTCCACGGTGACATTCTTCGCATCAACTTTTCACCGATGACACGATCCATACGACCGATGAGGTAAGGAAGGTCGAAGAACTCACAGTTCCAACCAGTTACCACATCAGGCATATTATTCGACCACCAAGCAACGAAGTCTGACAACATCGAATGTTCATCACTGAACTGTCGATATTCAACATTCTTCTGAGAGTTTTGAAATGGGCCTACACCCCAAGTTGTGATTTGTTTGGTGTTAAAGTCTTGAATTGTAATCAACAACAATTCTTCACTACAACTTTCAACATCAGGAAATCCACCTTCAGATTTTGTTTCGATGTCAATTGTGAAAAGTTTGATCTTCTTGATGTCAAACTCTAATTGTTCTTCTGGATAGTTCTCAGAAATATACTGATACACATATCGTTCATTTCCATAGATGCGAAAGTTATCTACGTCTTTATATTTTTCATAGAACTCTCTGCAGTCACGCACAAAACCAGGTTGAATAGCTTCAACACATTCACCTTCGAGAGTGCGATATTTAGTTTTCTTTTGAGAAGGAACGAAAAGAGTAGGTCTCCAATCTTCTCTCTTTGTTACAGACCTACCGTTTTCATAACCTCGAACAAGAAACTGATTACCAATGAGTTGAACGTTAGTGTAAAATTTCACGAAGTAAGACCTAAGTACATATTCAAGTATTTCTCGTTAGGATCAACGAGAGTCAATATTTTATCAGAATGAATCATCATTTCACTCTGATCGGTATAGGATCTCATCCACTCAGAAAGTGAATCACCTACAACACTATAAGGGTTTATGAGTTTGCAGTTTGGTTCTCCAAGTTCTGCATAAATTTCTGCGATCTCAGAAATGACAAGTTCATTCGTTGATAACAATAGGATTTTGATTATTCGTTGGTCTTCCATTTACCTTTTCCTCATACAGTTTCTTAAGATTCTCAATCGGTTCTACAATTGTTACGACCCAATCTGCAGAACAAGGAATATTACGTTCTGCAGAAAGAGGAACCCAAGGGTAAAAGGTGACACCGAGTTTGGAACCAAATTGTTTTGTTACACCGTTTTCAGTTTCCACACCTTCGTGTTCACTCAATACCGTTGGTTCATCGGTTGAATAAATCTTCAACACCAATGGTTCATCAAAATAATAACCAACCACGTCTTCCGATGTTCCACGAATCTCTTTTACGTCTGCGATGATATCCTCACCAGATTTTAACATCACTAATTTTACAGACATTTTTACTCCTTTTCTCTTAGACATTATAAAGGGGAACTTGGTCTTAGTCAAGTTCCCCTTGCCGACGATATTTGGGTTGCCCCTTTTTATTTAGTCTCCGTCACCGCCGTCACCACCTCCACCATCACCACCATCACCATTTCCAGAATTACCACCAGCACTTGATGCAGACCTCTTTGCATAGGCTTTTCCTTTCGGTAATCCTAATTGAGGTTTAGCCATTTTATAGGAAATTGTTTTAATCTCGGAAATGAACTG